AGTGTAACTGTTTTCTTTCTGTACACTGTATCACACTTTGTCATTTCTTCTCCATATTTTTTCTTGAATGATATTCCGTGATAGTGTGCAAAGCGTCTTAGCTTGTCCTTGTCCATACCAATTTTTCTTGCTGTCTCTGCAACAGTGTGTTTGCTGCTGAACTTTAGTATTAGTTCTTTTACTTCACGCTCATGGCGTACTTTCATTTGTGCATATGTTTCCATTTATACCTCCTGATAAAAAGACCTCCCCGAAGGGAGGCCAGTTGTGTCAACTAGTAGGGAACGGAGAAGAAAACCTACTAAGCGTGACCGCTATTAGAATGGGATCTCATCATGTCCTACTGATGATTTACCCTCTGAGTATTGACCCTTATCCAACTTGTCGGACACAGAGAAAGACATATACGGCTTATCGTCCTTCATTTTCTTCCAAGCTGCAAGTCTTTTGTTGTCAAAAAGTGGCCCAGTGTAATCTGGTGAACCCTCTTTTATACCTTCATTCTGAAACAAGACGCCAACTTTCTGATATATCTCAACCACTTGTTTACCATCTTTTGTTTCATCCATAACACAAGTAACCTTCATGTCAGTACCATCACTGTTGATCTTACCCTGCAAGATAAGTCTCTGTGTTGGGAATGGTGTGAAGGCTGCGCCTGTATTTGTGTTGTCGTAATCTGCCATGCTTCTGGCTCCTCTCTCAAAGTTAAGTGGGTGGTTCTTGGGGAAACCTGCCACCCATCAGGCCAAATTGTCGTTAAGGATGTCTCCCCAAGAATTAGAAATTAATCTCTTGAACATTCCCTCCTGTTCGCGGCTTACTTGGAGAGCCGCTCACCTTTCGGGAAGCATCGTTACCATCATCATCTTCAGTAGGAAGATTGAGAATGGATAGTATACCATAACGTCTAGCGTAGGTAATAGCACTGCCCAAGCCCTGCATATCCTGCTTGCTCAAGACAACAGGCACTTTGGTCTGCAAAGTAAACCCACTCTCATGGAATAGTTCAGTAGATACATACGCACCGAACTCATCCTTGCCGCAGATGTGACTCAGGAAGAACCCATTGTCTTGCAATGGTGGTGTTACTGCTTCAATAACATCCTCAAGCGTAGCGTAGTTGCTTTTGAAGTGAGGATTGCTGCCTTTCTTTTTGATAGGCTGTATTTCATTACGCACTTTGATTAGTAACTTGACGTGATCTTTCATTGATTTCTCCTTGTTATTCTAAGTGATCCACGTTTGTCTCGTTTCACCGAGATCTGGTCGTTGTATACTTCTCGTTCGTTATCACCGACCATTTGCTTAAGATCTTTCTTTGCGTTTTCAAAGACCCTATTCTTTTCGTAGTAGTTGACGTATGTGATTGCGGCATAGCAGAACTGGTTGTCTCTGCTTGCGTCTCGCACAACCATGTTGTCAATCGGGATGTGGTTTGTGCTGAGTGTCGGTGTGTCAATACCAATCGGCTCTTCATTGCGTAACACGTAACCCCAGAAGTCTGACACCACTGTCCACATTGAATTGAAATACTCATCGTCGTATGAGACAAAAGCTGACTCCCATTTATTGTTCCCAAAAATTACTGACATCCATATACCCTCAGAGTTAGATAGATAGCAGTACAGTTGTAGTTGCGGCATGTAGTATTTGATAACATCATCCATATTGTTGTAAGCATTGGTGTGCTTTGCTTCTACTGGGTTGTGACCATTCATTGCGTCAACAGTACCTTTGACTTTGACAGTACCAATCTCTTGCTCATAAGCAGACTGAAAGCCACCAAGCACACACCCATGCTGATTAGCAAACCAATCCAAGTTGAACTGCTCAGTGTGCACACCAAGTTGAACAGCAATATTGTCAGACAAATCTTCTGGTTCAACACGACCGGTCTTTACCTGCCATAGCTCTAGCCAGTTACCCTGCATAATTTTTACACAGTCAGAACCGCCTATAAAACCCTTACGTTCCATTAATTATCTCCGTCATTATAAGGTCTTGTGTACTGCGTTTGTGCAGTAGGGTCAAGGTATTTTTTGAAGTCATCTTCAGTTATATCTGTCATCTCAAGAAGTTGTTTCTTGCCTTTACCTTTGAGCCAATACTCACCGACACCCTCTCCATTCTTAATTCGATTAGCCATAATCTTGTGCGTATCAATACGCCAAGTTGATTTGTAATATTCAGCAGCTAAACTTGGAGAGGTACTGGCACGTTTGACATGTGCATCCCAAGACGCACCATCACCTGACAGTCTTTTGAACTGAGCCATTATGTTACCTCCCAATACAAAGCATAATGCTTCCCTTCTTTGTTAGCTATCATGGCTTTATCAATAACCATACCGCTATCTTTTAGGTCTTTGATACGTGCAGCTAATCTAAAGCAGCCGAACATTTCTAATGCTTGTATTGCGTTGATAGTATAACCTTTTTCAAGGTGAGCTTTGATCGCTTTGTTCTGTGATTCCATCTTGATTCTCCATTAATTGTTCAAACATTTCACCAGACATAATTACTAATGTTTGCGGAGTTCCCCTCCGTCTTTTATAGAAGGCTATGTCTCGACCTTCTAATACTTTGAATGGGCTTGGGAAGTTTGATACATCCCTATACTTTACTTCTCCCACCAATTCTTTTCCTTTGAGTTCGAGCTTGATGTCTCCCGAATACTCTCCTCCCAAGCTGCCACTGAGCGGCTGTCTTTTCGCTTTGATTCCGATTTTTGTGAGCCATTTGACAAACCACTTTTCATGGTAAGTTCCTTTAGTCTTGTTTCTATTGGCCACGATTCATCCTCATAACAGTGCAAACATACAAACCAATGCTTAACCATTGTTGCTTCATGATTGCTTTTTGGTATTGCAACATACCAATATGTAGTGTCTCCACATAACTTGCATCTTGTTGCTTTACCTCTTAATCGCTTCGATGTCATACTCTAAAGCTTCCAACCAACACATTAACATAAAACCAGAAGGCATACGCTTGAACTGCTCCCACTTGTGAACCAAAGATTCAGTGCAACCAATCTTACGCGCCAAGCTTTCTTGGCTTAAGCCCCTTTCGTGCCGAGCGTCTATCAACAACCTGACCAGAGTCTCGTAGTTGTTTGGTACGCTTGGCCGCTTCGTCTCTTCTGTGCTGCTCATCTATCGCATCTAAAACAGAACATGCGGTATCAAATCGCATCTCTGTTGTTCCATTGATTGTTCGGTAGTATGTAGAAGTCGGAAGTCCTGCCATTTTAAATGCGTGGAATAAGTCTACGCCTTTAAGTTTTGCTTGATCTCTGACTGTATCTAGGTATGTCTGCATACTGCATATATGGAGCAACACCAAACCAGATGTCAAGGGCGGCAATAGGGGAACACACACCGCCCATGACATTTTTGCTATACCTCCTCTGTTATTTCATTCAAGTTTTGCCCAGACCCTAAACACTCTGGGCAATCAATTTGATCAACGTCAATAACTCCAACGTCACGATCAAAACTCATTGGCCTGTGAACCTCACGTTCAATATAACCATCGCCACCACATTCTTTGCAGAACATATCTTCAACCTCTTTATGCTCAAGAGGTTCCCAAAAAACTTTTCTGAATATGTCATTCAACATGTGATCCATTGCATCAATATGGGATTTCGTCATTTAGTTCCTCCAAACTTTCTTGATAGCGTTCTTCCCACGCTGCTATTGCTCTGCGTTCAAACTTATCCGCATCGAATCTTGGGTTCATGCGTTTAAGTTTTTTTGATAGCTCCTTGATATTAGTAGGCCAGTGCATGAATGGTGCGATTTCATCCGCAACAAATTCAAAGTCTCTTCTAGTCCAACGTGCCATTTGTTTTCTCCTGTTTGGTTGGCATTACAACAATAAGCTTATCATCAAGCCATTGTTTATTTTCTTTTGTGTTGCCTATTTCTTTTAAGCACTTTTCTTTCAAAAGTTTTTCTAATTTATTCATTTTATTTTTCCTTCTCCCATTGTTTATGGAACTCTCTCCAAACTTTTATCTTTGCTTTTCTAATTGCAATGAAGTCAGATAAATAAATATCCTCAATGTTATCCCAAGTATCAAAGAGTTGAGTCACAGCATCATACAAATTACGATAAGCTCTTTCTTGATCTTTGTTCATCAATCCATCCTCGTAATAAAATAATCATTCTCTTCTGGTACTGGCAGTGCAACGATAGCGTATTCGAAAAAGTAAACTGTTCCGACAGGTGTATCGTATGCAGCAAGATAATCCATATCATCATCTTCTTCGTATTCTGATATGAGTTTCTTGCCGACTAGCTTTGAGCCAAACTTATACAGTTTACCAAAGCCATACTGCTCCGTCATGTACTCAACTAAATTACAGTTCCCTCCTTCCTCTTCCCAGTAATGAAGGCAAAAGTCTCTCACCCAATAGGGTAAGAAACCTAATGCTTGCACAATGCGATCCGCAGGCGCATCAATATCTGGATTAAGCATTAACATTTTGATTCTCCTTTTCCATTGCTACCAATTCAGCAAGCTTTTTATTTGTTTCAATCATTTTCTTTATGACATCAATTGCAATCGTCTTTGTGATTGGAAAGTAAGCTTCCGTAATTAATTTTAAATCTCCCTTGTTTCGCAGTTGCTCAACAAGCTGAGAATATTCAAAAGCTAATTGATTAATTTTCCATAGTTGTTTTGAAGTCGCTGATTCCAACACAATCTTCTCCTTTTCTATTGGTATCAAAGTGATAGTAACTGCACGTATGCAGCAAGTCAAGCCCTCTCCGCAAAGATACAAAAAGCGAGCGAAGCGAGCGCGAAATTTTTGGGAGGCCTTGCGACCTCCCTCGCTTGATCAAGCTTTCTTCTTAGCTTTGACCTCGTTATTATCTGCAAGCAGCGCATCCATCTCGCTGAACATTGCCTTGACATCATCAGGCAGTTCTGCGTCTGGCTTATCGCTGATTGTGGTAAACGTTGCACCAGTAAGCTCTTTGTATGCTGCCTGTGCTGCGGCAAGCTCTGACTGCATAACAGTCAAGGCGAACTTCTCAGCCTTGTATTTAGCCATAGATGATTGAAGCTTGTTAGTGCTTATCTCATCGCCTGAGTAGGAAGCGCGGTATCTGTTCATCCAAGTCTTAGCAGTTGCCTCTTGGTCTGCTTGTCTAGGAATCCAAAACTCTAGGTCTTGGATCTCTCGCTCTAGTTTACGCTTCGCATGAAACTTGAGCGTATCGACAACTTGCCAACCATCGGCCTTCGCAAAGCGGTCTAGGTTGTTGTTAGTAATAAATAGTTCTGTAGTATGAGTGTAAGTATCTACAATAGCTTTTATAACTTGTGACATGTATTTTCTCCTATATCTATATATGTCTTTTCTTTCATTTGAACCTGCCGAGGGAGTGGCAGGACAGGGGCGTATAGAAGTAGCGAGCAAGAGCCATATGCGCGGCAAGGCTGCGCCAAGCAAACTGCAATAGCAATAAACCATGGCGGTGACCATCAAGAACAATTACGGAAGGTTCATGCAAAGCCGAGCGTTATGGCGCTCGGAACACCAACAAGTATGAAAGCCGTCATTGTACTTGTTGGACACTTGCCGTTGCTTCACAACGCCAATGACCTGCTACTCCCGAACAGGTCAAATCTCCCCCCTTCGAGGGGGGTAGGGGGGTGATAAAGAATCTCTTATCTCTTCTCTTGCGTCAGGATGGAAGCCCGAAGGGTCGAGACTACAGGCTCGATTCACGACAGCCGTCTCGGACGCCCAAACATGTCAACCCATTGGACGCTACGTCACTTTCATAATTACGCCACGTCACATATTGACAAGCTCTCAACAAAACTGGCATCAATGGGGGGAGAGAGGGAGAGGGGGGCTAGCAGTGGTAGCAATGGATAGTTCCCTTATATGATTGTTGAGTGCTTGAAGCGATCAGTTATCTGTTCAGCTTGAAGCGATACGGCTAGATTGATTTAAGCGTATGGACGTAGAAAGGATGTTGAATGAGTCAATTGACTGATAGAAAGCTGACAGATAAACAGACCGCTTTGGTGGATACTATCGTAGCAAGTGGTTGTAGTATCACGGAAGCAGCCACGCAAGCTGGGTACGCAAGTGGCGAGAGCGGAAGAGTCAGTGCGTCCAAGGCGTTAAAGCTCCCACATGTGCAGCAGTATATGATGCAGAGGATGGGAGAGGAATTTGGACTTAGTGCTACGGTAGCCGCAGGACAGTTACGAAGGCTAGTGACAGGAGCTAAGAGCGAATATGTACAGCTTGAGGCTGCGAAGGATTTACTTGATCGTGCAGGATATAAACCGATAGATCGTTCTCAGGTACAAGTTGCAGGAGATATTAAAGTGTCCATTGATTTGTCATAGAGGGGGGTGGGGTCAAAAGTCGGAAGTTGCTACGTGTCAGTAGTCCCTCACTAGCATTTTTCTTCAAAAAGGTTTATAACAACTCTGAAAAATATTTTTATCTAGAAAGGTCCGATGTAAATGAGAAAGATACACAAGAGTCCATCGGGAGGTTTGACTGAAGCAGGTCGAAGGTATTTCAAGCGGAAGGAGGGTGCTAACCTCAAGAGGCCTGTTCCTAAAGGTACAAATCCAAGACGTGTTTCTTTTGCTGCTAGATTTGCAGGGATGAAGGGTCCAATGAAAGATGAAAAGGGCCGACCCACAAGGAAGGCATTGGCGCTGAAGAAGTGGGGCTTTAGCAGTGTTGAGGCAGCTAGATCATTTGCAGCGAGGCATAAGAAGTCATGAAGAAGAAGAGTCAAAGTTTAGTTAATCGTGGTGTGCAGTTAAAGCTTAGAGATAAGTACATCAAAGAACTTAGAGAGATTGAAAAAAAGTTAGATCCCAAGCCACAGCCAAAGAGTTTTTTCAGAAAGATGTACGACTTTGCTACTGGGAATACTGAGGTGAGCGGACCGAGTACAATGACACCTCAGAAAGAGAAACTCTTGAAACGGTGGCATTTCTTGAGTAATAGGGTAGATGATATGCCTGACCCAGACGAAGGAATGTTTCCATGAGTACAGTTAATAAAGCAGGGAACTACACCAAGCCTAAGTTAAGGAAGAGTTTGTTTCAGTCTATCAAGGCAAGAGCTACTCATGGCACTGCGGCAGGACAATGGTCTGCTCGAAAGGCACAGTTGCTTGCTAAGACGTATAAGGCTAGAGGTGGTGGATACAAAACATGATGAAAGAATCTAGTAAAAGAAAATTAAAGAAGGTTGTTAAGGGGCTAAGTAAAGCTTCAAAAACACATGCAAAGCAAGCCAAAACTGTTAAAGATATAATTGAATCAAAGAAAGCAAAATGAAGGCACCACAACGTTCATTGCTAAACTGGGGTAAACAGAAATGGAGAACCAAATCTGGCAAGAAGTCTAGTGAAACTGGTGAACGTTACCTTCCTTCTAAGGCTATCGCTGCTCTTAGTGATGCTGAGTATCGCGCTACAACCAGAGCCAAACGAGAGGGTAAGGCAAAGGGTAAGCAGTTTGTGGCTCAACCGAAAAAGATTGCTAACAAGGTAAGGAGATATAGGACTTGAGAACTTGCGGTAATTGTACTTTCTGGGAAAGATTTAGTGATGGTGAAGGTGATGTGAATTTTGGTGAGTGCAGACGCTATCCACCAAATGTACCAGTTCATTCTAAAGACCCAGAACTAGTTTATAGTGGTAAAGATTCTAAAACTGTATATCATACAAGTGTTTGGAATACTCAAACAGAACTTTATGATTGGTGCGGTGAGTTTATGACTGAAAACGAACTCTTAGCTAGTAAAGGAAAATAAGATGCCTAATGTTAATGGAAAGAAGTTCCCATATACTAAGAAGGGAATAGCTGCGGCTAAGAAAGCTGCGGATGAAAAGAAAAAGCCTATGAAGAAAAAGAAAAGTTTAATGTCAGGAAGTTATAAGTAATGGGTATTAGTTTATTAGATTTTATTAGGGGTGGTGGTTCTAAAACCTCATTTCCTAATGATCCAGTTGCAGAGCCTTTTAAATCTTCTAAGCCTAGAAGGATTCCATATAAAAGAGCAATGACTAAAAAACTTGGCACAAGTGATATGAGAGTTGGCCCTCCTCCTAGTGAGAAGAATGTTTCTTTTTCTAAAATGAAAAAACAAAGACAAACTTTAAAGAATTTTTATTCAAGGTAATAATATGGCTTTATATTTGACAAGTGGTGAATTGTATAAAGGCGAGACTCACGTTCTAGCAGGAACATTTTATACTGGTAAGACGAGAACTCCTGAGTCACGCAGACTCGTGGAAGGGCCTGACCCAGTGAGAGCCAGAAGCTCCAATGGCCAACTCAAAGGCGACGACCCCTCCACGAGTGATATAAACGAAGCGTATGAGAAACCCAAGCCCAAAAGGAAGCCTAAGAAAAAATAATGGTTAGACCTACATATGAGACTGAGGCTGACCTAAGTAGAGAAGAGAACATTGCTAGATACGCAGCACGTAAATGGAACTGTGCAATGCGTAAGCAAGATAAGTACAATCAGTTTGATTACCTGATAATAAAGGGAAAGGACGTAAAAGCTTTTGTAGAAATCAGAACAAGAACACATACAAGAGGTACTTACCCTACATGTTTTGTATCAGCTAACAAAGTGCAAGCTGCCTTTTCTATGCGTCTTGCCACTGGTTTACCGTGTATATTCTTAGTTGGTTGGAAAGACTGTATTGGGTGGGCATCTTTGACTGAGATGTATAAAATAACAATAGGTGGCAGAACAGATAGGGGAGACCCTGCCGATATTGAGGCTGTAGCAGAAATCCCTATAGAAAGCTTTAGAATATTTAAATGAGTTTTATAAGTACCATATCTCAACAAGATCTGGCTTTGCTTAGAGGCATAGTTCGCAAAGTACATCTGGCGCATGTTGAGGCAAAAGGATTAGCAACCGATGAGCAGTGCGATAAGTTGATAGAAAGCATTGGTCCAGAGGTTGTAGAAAGAATGATTAAGTTTGGCGTAGATAAGGGATTGCGTTGATAAACTTTGCATACAAACCTGATGGTGAAGTCTTAAAGCAGTTTATGAAAGACAACACTTTCTTTCGTGGCATAAGAGGCCCAGTTGGATCTGGCAAGTCTGTTGGGTGTTGCGTCGAAGTATTTAGGAGATCTTTATCTCAAGAGAAAAGTCCTGATGGTGTGAGGAAAAGTAGGTGGGCGATTATAAGAAACACAAACCCACAGCTTAGAACGACTACTATTAAGACTTGGCTTGATTGGTTTCCTGAGAATGAATGGGGTAAGTTTACTTGGTCTGTGCCTTATACACATCACATTAGAAAGGGAGACATAGACCTTGAGGTAATCTTCCTTGCTCTTGACCGTCCAGAAGATGTTAAAAAACTATTGTCCCTCGAGTTAACAGGCATCTGGATTAACGAGGCAAGGGAGATTCCTAAAAGTATTATTGATGCGTGTACAATGAGGGTGGGTCGGTATCCTTCTATGCGTGACGGTGGGCCGAGTTGGACAGGCGTTATTGCAGATACCAACGCACCAGAAGAAGATCATTGGTGGCCTATTATGTCAGGTGAGGTTCCGATCCCAGATCATATACCTAGAGATCAGGCTAAGATGTTGGTCAAGCCTGATAACTGGCAGTTCTTTACGCAACCATCTGGTATGAAAGAAGTATACAATGAAGATGGTGAGATAGAAGATTACTTGCCTAGCGATCAGGCAGAAAACAAAAAGAATATGATGAGAGGGTATTATCCCAATCTTATCCAAGGTAAAACAAAGTCTTGGATTGATGTCTATGTTATGAATAAACTGGGCACGATACAGGACGGAAAGCCAGTATATCCTATGTTTGCTAGTGAAACACATATTGCTAAAGAAGAAATACCAGTAGCGGCAGGGTTGCCTTTGTACATTGGTATTGATTTTGGTTTGACTCCTGCGGCTGTTATAGGTCAGAAGGTAAGGAATAGATGGCTAATCCAATCAGAAGTCGTTGCTTTTGATATGGGTATTGTAAGGTTTGCAGAGGTATTAAGAAATGAAATCGCTACTAGGTTTTCTCAGACTTCCGATGTCTATATATACGGTGATCCAGCAGGTGATTTTAGGGCGCAGACGGACGAATCTACCCCTTTCCACATACTTAGAGGTGCTGGCCTACGCGCATTTCCCGCCCCAAGTAATTCGGTGGATCTTCGCTTGGAGTCAGTGGCGCAGCAACTTAACAAGATGGTTGAGGGTAAACCTGCGTTTTTAATTGATAGGAGATGTCAGCAACTTATCAAAGGCTTTGAGGGTGGTTATTCTTATAAGCGTATGGAGGTAAGTGGGGAGCGATATGCAGATAAACCTGATAAGAATATGTACTCTCACATACACGATGCGTTACAATATTTGTTATTAGGTGCAGGAGAAGGGCGAGCTTTGATGTCAAATCAGAAACCTGTACAGGTTATTCAAGCCAAAAAAGACTTTGATGTATTTAGTAGAAAACCTAAAAGTGCGGCTAACAGGCAGGGCTTCCGTTCTTTTGTGCGTTGAAATTTGTTTTGATTTGTGTTTACCAATAGGTAACAAGGAGTTTTGTTATGTGTACACGTAAGGCTAAAGCAAAAAGAAAAAGTAGAAAGCAGGATATAGCAACTGGTAAATATTCTGGTTCGCAAGCGCCCAAAAATTCTGCTGCAGACGATTTAAGAATGGACTTAGGTCTAAAAGATAAAAATCAAGCATACTATCGTGATTTAGAAAAACGCAAAGCTGCTTCTCAAAAAGCTCTTGAAGATATGAAAACTAGAAGAAAAAGAAGAAGAAAAAAAGCTGCTGAAGCTGCAACTGTAGAAGTAGCGGAAGAGCCAAAAGTAGAAACAGTAACTACCGATGATGTGGATGCATCTATGGGGCCGCAAACTGGAGATGGATTTCCTGACAGACCTATTTCTGAAACTGATATAGAAACTGCTACTGGTGGAACTATAGGAGAAACTGGTGTAACTGCAGAATCAATTTATCAAAAAGATCCAGAAGAGGCTATATCAGATCAAGAAAGATTAGCTCAAGAAGAATTAAGAAGACAGAGAATAAAAAGAGCTAGGGCAAAACAGTCCCTGCTTAGACGAAGATTAGAAAGATCAAGAGAAGTTGGTTCTGGTAGAAGAGTTTTGTCTGGCACTGAAAGAGAATTAAATATACAGACACGGCAAGCAGGAACTGGTAGACGCAGAGGCGCAGGTCGCAGATCTTTAATTACTGGTTCTACTGGTGGAATCGGATACTATAGTAGGTTCTTATAATGCATGACTCTAACAAATATTTGGAACGATATGAAAAAGCTAAAGCACATAGGCAAAACTTTGTTGACCTCTTTGAAGAGTGTTATGAGTATGCTCTTCCGCAGCGTGAATCTTTTTATTATGAAACTGCAGGTCAGCGTAGAGATGATAAAATCTTTGATGAAACGGCAGTGGTTGGCGTTCAAGAGTTTGCTTCGAGGCTCCAATCGGGATTAGTTCCTAACTTTGCAAGGTGGGCTGATCTTACTGCAGGTTCAGAAATACCTGTGTCCGAAAGGGACTTTGTAGACAATGACCTTGATGAAATAACTGAGTATGTGTTTGAAATACTACAGAACTCAAACTTTTCTCAGGAAGTGCATGAAGCCTTTATGGATCTAGCAGTTGGCACTGGTGTTCTTTGTGTTGATGAGGGTGATGCAATAAACCCTATTAAGTTTTCTGCAATACCATTACCGCATGTAGTTCTAGATACTGGCCCTGATGATAAAATAGATCATGTGTTTAGAGAGCGCAAAGGTATAAGAAACTCTGAGATAACAGTACTTTACCCAGATGCAAAGCTAGACAATCAAGTGCAGCAAAGAGTAAAGCAAGACCCAGAAGGCAAATGTTCTGTTTTAGAGGTTGTTTGTAAGGACTACACTAAACGAAATGAAGAAGCTTACTTATACTATGTAATAGATCTTTCTACGAAAACATATCTAGTTGAGAGAAACTTTAAAGGTGTAGGCTCTAACCCATACGTTTGTTTTAGATGGTCTAAGTGTGCAGGTGAAGTTTATGGCAGAGGTCCATTAATTAATGCCTTGTCTGCTATCAAGACTACTAACTTAACTATTCAGCTTATTTTAGAAAATGCACAAATGGCTATCTCTGGCATTTATCAGATGGATGATGACGGAATTATTAACCCAGATACTATCAATTTAGTCCCTGGCACGATAATACCTAAGTCACCTCAATCTGGTGGGCTACAGCCAATACAATCGGCAGGAAGATTTGATGTTGCTGATATAGTTTTAAGCGATATGCGCTTGAATATAAAACGCGCATTATACAATGACATGCTAGGAAATCCAGATAGAACTCCTGCATCTGCTACAGAAGTAGCGGAACGTATGGCAGATTTGTCACGTAGGATAGGATCAGCCTTTGGCAGACTGCAAGCTGAGTTAGTGCAGCCAGTATTGCAAAGAGTAATCTATATTCTAAAGAAGCAGGGTCGCATTGAAATGCCTACTGTTAATGGTCGAGAAGTTAAGATACGTTCTGTTTCTCCATTAGCACAGGCACAATCAAACCAAGATATTACCTCTGTTTCTAGATTTCTAGAGTTAGTAAATGCTTACTTTGGCCCCGATACTACGAATATTCTTATTAACTCAGAAGAGACTGCTATTCATCTAGCTAAGAAATTTGGTGTGCCTGATGGGTTGATTCGTGATAGAGAAGAGCGTAGAGAGATAGTTGCAATGATGCAGCAAATGCAGCAAATGCAACAACAGGAACAATTAGCAGGACCACCTATTGCCGCAGAATAGTCATATTGGTTTAGACGGAATAGCAAGAAAGAAAGCAGAAGAAGATAGAATAAGCCTTAACTTTGGCTCTTTATTTTCTGAACCTACTGGCCAAGAGATTCTTAAATACTTGCGTAGCATTACTATAGAAATGGTTAGCGGTCCTAATATTTCTACTGATGAGTTGCGTCATTTAGAAGGTCAGCGTTATTTAGTTGGCTTAATAGAGCGTCATATTCAGAGATCACATAAGGTAAAGAATAATGAATGAAGAAGTTCAAGAAGCAGAAGCAACAACAGAGCTACCTCCTCAAGAGGAAAGAGATTTTGTAGTAGCAGAAGATCTAGAAACTAAAACAGAAGAGCGCCCAGAATGGTTGCCCGAAAAATACAAATCTGGTGAGGACTTGGCTAAAGCATATAAGGAGCTAGAGTCTAAGTTAGGCACTAAGGACGAAGATATTCGAAACCAAGTGCTAAAAGAAATTGAAGCTGAAAGTTTTAAAGATAGGCCAGATAGCGCAGGTGACTATCAACTTCCTGAGTATTTGGATGAAGAAAGTGCTATTGATAGTGATGTTTTGAAGTGGTGGGCAGAGCACGCATTTACTTATGGGTTTAGCCAATCTGAGTTTGAAGAAGGTATAGATAAGGTTATGCAGGTAAGCATGGCTGACATACCAGACCCAGAAAAAGAAATGGAGAAACTTGGTGATAATGCTAATGCTAGAGTAGAAGCTGCTGCATTATTCTCTAAGCAGTTCTTTCCAGAAGAGCATATGGAATCTATTGAAAGACTAACAGAAACTGCTGAAGGTTTGATGGCCCTTGAGTTTATTATGGAGAAACTACAGTCTCCATCTATAGGTAGTGATGCTACACCATCTGGCAAGATTACAGAGCAAGGTCTAAGAGAAATGATGCAAGATGAAAGATACTGGCATCCTGCCCGAAGAAACAATGATTTTATACAAGAAGTAAATGATGGTTTCCAAAAGCTTTATAACAGCTGAAAAGAAGATAATAAAAAGGGGTAAGGCGTATCTTACCCCTATGAAACATTATCATATAGAAGAGTTTGCAGATATTGTTCACCCTAAGAATAAAGCTGAAACAAAAGACTTTGGCTACGATTCTTTTGAAGAATCCATAGAAGAAATGTATGATGAGTCAGAAGCTTATGTATGCCGCAATGGTAATGGTGAAATAGTTTTTATTGGTGGTTTAGACCTTTCTGAAGAAGTGCCTCATATGTTTGCAATATTTGCAAATAATCTTGATTACAATGTTGTATTGGTAGCAAAGATGTCTAAATCTTTACTAAATATGTTTGATAGAGTTCATCCTGTTATTACTATGACTATACTTTCTAAGAATGAACACATGCTAAATTGGGCATGTTGGCTTGGCTTTGAGCCTGTAGAAATGAGCGCAGATAAGAAGTTTGTTGAATTTGTGCGTTGCAATTTTGAAAATTATGATGTTAATAATAAATCATTACGACCCATAGTGCATTGATCGGCCCTAATGGATACCCGAATTGATATGTGAGCGTGGACACTCGTAGCAATCGGAAACTCAATTAAGGACTGTAAAAATGGCTAATACTATAGACCAAGCCTTTATAAAGCAGTTTGAAACTGAAGTTCACATGGCGTATCAGCGTATGGGTTCCAAGCTACGGAACACTATTCGCTCTACAAATGTGACAGGTTCAACTGCACGATTCCAGAAAATAGGCACTGGATCAGCGTCAACAAAATCACGCAATGGTAATGTAACTCCTATGGAGCTAGTACACACCAATGTCGAAGCAACAATGAGTGACTTCTATGCTGCTGAATATATCGACAAGCTTGATGAGTTGAAAACAAATATCAACGAGCGTCAAGCTGTAGCTCAATCTGCTGCTGCTGCTCTTGGTAGAAAAACTGATGAGCTTATCATCGCTGCTATGGATGCAGGTGCTAACTCTACTCAAATACATGACACTAGCTCTGCTCTTGAAAAAGCAGATCTTCTATCATTGTTTGAAACAATGGGTACGGCAGATGTTCCAGAAGACGGACAACGCTATCTTGCGATGTCTCCTGCAGGATACGCTGACTTGTTTGCAATTAACGAGTTTGCATCATCAGACTTTGTTGGACCGCAAAACTTACCGTTTGCCGGTGGCATGACAATGAAAGAGTTCTTAGGTTTTAAGATTTTTTCAACGTCTGCTGTAGCAGGTGGTAAAAACTTTGCTTACCATACAACTGCTGTAGGTATCGGTGTGAACTCTGATGTTCAAACTGAAGTAAACTATGTTGCTGAGAAAGTATCTCACTTAGCAACATCAATGATGTCAATGGGCGCGGTAGCTATCGATGATAACGGTATCTACGAAGTCCTAGACAATAACTAAGAGGAGGATCTAAAATGGCTTTTTCTGCATCTGGTCTAACTCGTATGGCAGGTGGTGGTGGTCATAGCCTTTGGTTTTATGACTCAACTGATGCCATGACAGCGGTTCGCGCTTCTGGTTACTTTAATGACGCTGCTAGCATGTTGAATGTTGGTGACGCTATTTTTGTACTAGATAGTGACGCTCCTACTCTCAGCGTATCATTAGTATTATCGAACACAGGTTCGGTAGTAGATATTGCTGACGGTACAGCTATTACTGTAACCGACACTGACTAACAGGGTGGGGGCGAAAGCCCCCTCTCTTTACATAGAGGTTCACAATGGCAAGTACTCCTGCAAATAGTGCAATTGATATATGTAGCCGCGCTCTCATCTTAATTGGTGCAGAGCCTATTACTTCTTTTGAAGATGATACTTCTGAAGCTTTGATTGCAGGTAATATGTATGAAGATATTGCAAGAACTAATCTTACCTCTACACGTTGGAGGTTTGCAACAAACCAAGCAGTATTAAATAGATTAAGTGATGCTCCTACTGGTCGATTTGATTCTGCTTATCAATTACCTGATTACTTATTTCTTCATGCTGTTACGGTTAGAGACTTTCAGATTGAATATAATGTTTATGGTAACAAAGTATTTTGTGATGCTGATCCTGCTGATGTACTTATAGCTGATTATACTTACAGGGCTGATGAGGTTAATTGGCCTTCTTATTTTTCAGTATGTGTGGAGTATGCAATGGCTGTTGTGTTTGCTACTGCGCTAATAAGAGATACTGCTTTATCTAATTTAATGTCTACTCAGTATGACTTTCTTATGGCTAAAGCTAGATCAACAGACTCACAACAACAAACAACACGTAAGATTGTAACATCAAGGTTTATTACTAACAGGCGAAGCTAAATGCAAAAGGCTAGAATACCTATAACAAACTTTCAATATGGTGAAATTAGTCCGTCTTTGGTATCAAGGACGGATTCTCCAATTTATAACTCGTCTGCTCAAAGTGTAAAAAACTTTTTTATAAGAACAGAAGGTGGTGTGGCTAAAAGAGGTGGGTTTCAAGCACTACATGATTTTACTGCTATAACAGAAGATACATCAATAAGACAGCAAGTAAGATTAATACCTTTTATTTTTTCAGACGATGAGGAATATGTAATAGCTTTCTCGCATCAAAAGTGCGAAATATTTTTTATTAATCCGACAACTGGCGCATTAAGTCTTGTTACAACTCTTACGCAAGATGTTGACTCAAACACTTTGCAATGGGATCAGGCCTACCTACATGAAATGACTTATGCTCAAGGTGGTGATGTTCTATTTCTTTGCCACAATACATTTATGTGCCAACAGATTGTAAGAACTGGTTTAAATAGCTTTCAAGTAGAACAGTTTGATTTTCAGTTACAGGCAGGTGGCGCTAAGATTTATCAACCTTATTACTCATTTCAGCCAACAGGAATGACATTAGATCCTTCTGCTACAACTGGTACTGCTATTACATTAACAACAAGTGCTGCTTATTTTGACACTACAGGAACACAAACTGGAGGAGATTACTTAAGTTCTAAGCATGTTGGTGTAACATTGTTATACCATGAGGCTGAGATATATATCACATCTGTTCAATCTTCTACATCTGCTACTGGTAGAGTTGTTGATGAGCTTTTTGTACAACTTGATCCTAATGCGATAAGAACAACTGATGGGTCAGCTAATTTAGAATTTACACATATTAATCATGGAATGTCTGCAAGTGACAGCATTACTATAAGAAATGCTACTGCCGTTGGTGGTATAAATGCTGCACAGATTAATGGCACTAGAACAATATCATCTGTTTTGGACGAGAATAGATATATTGTGACCGCAGATGCATCTGCCAATACATCAGAAGATGGCGGTGGATTTATACAAATAGTTACACATGCTCCAACACAGCAATGGATGGAACAGTCTTATTCTTCATTACGTGGTTATCCTGCTGCTGTTGGTTTTCATGAGAATAGATTGTGGTTTGGCGGTACGCTATCACAGCCCGATACTGTATGGGCAAGTAAATCTGGTTTGTATTATAACTTTGATATTGGTGATGCTGCCGATGATGATAGCATTGAATTAGTAATGAGTATTGGTGAAGTAGCTACTATACGTCACTTTGTATCTAACAGAGATATACATATCTTTACCGCAGGTTCTGAGTTTTTTATTCCTACATTTGAGAATCAACCTATTACTCC